AAGTTTCCTGCGCATCGTCAAAGCTAACGCTTCCGCCTTCGCTTTTAACAGGTGCCGTGGAAAAACCACCGAGCATCACTTCCTCTTCAAATGCACGGTCCGAAGACTCCTCATCGAAGATTTCGCTATGCTCGTTCTCGTAACGGTTATATTCGAGCCCGAACAAGGCATTAAGGCCGGGTTCCAGCTCTTTCGCTAGTTGTGCGCGAGAGATAGCCATTGATTAAGCCCTCCTTAAATGCCGGTGGAGTCCGCGGTGGTTTGAGAGTCAAACCGGCGGGTTCCAGCGTTGAAATGAGCGTTCAGGCGAACAATAAGCGGGATACCCGCTGCCGTGAAGTCATTGTTAGCAGCATCATCCATGATGCCAACAATGCGTAGCGGCAATGTTGCCGTAGTCGCGACGGATGCCACACTAAGTGCGCTGGTCGAAGAACCATTGTTTGACGAACCAGAGCGAGCAGACGTACCCAGCGAGGCGTTCGCGAAAACGGTCGCCAGAGCTGTTGCACGGTCAGTCAAAGAGGCATCTGAAGCTACTTTGAACAGTTGATTCGGATCGTCGGCAACGTAGGCCTTAACCGGATGGTTAGTATCTACGCTGACAGCGCCCGAACCGGGCCAGTAGTTAATCCATACAGGCTTTTTCTGTACAGAGTCGACGTACTCCACACCCATCAGGACACCCAAAGCTTGGGTAGTACCACCGTCCGTCGCACCAGCTTGGTCGATAGTACCTGCCGAAGTGGGTACTACGATCTCATACTGGTAGATCGCGTTGGTGTTGTTGGAGGCGATCTCATACTGAGTTACCCCAGTCGTGTTTGCACCACTACCAACAAGCCCGATAGGACGGAGACCGTAGGCAGTATTTGCGTTTGCCATAAGAGTTCTCTCCTATTGGGGCAGTCCTATTTACGAGGACCGCCGAAGGTTACACGAGATTGCCGATCAGCATTGCCGATCCGCATGGTTGAGTGAGCATTCTCGCGCATCATGTCAGAATCGACTGCCTGCATCTGGTCTTTACTCCGTTGATTGAAGTAATGTGTCCGTTCTGCAACAGTTTCTTCTGGAATCCGTGCGAGTAGCAATCCGCCAACTCCAAACACACCTTGATATTTACCTGAATCGACAACAGGCGCTTCAAAATCAGGATACTCGTCCTTACGGACCAATTCCCAACCTTCGCGCATCTTGGCACTGATGTTCTTGGTGTCGTCAAACCCACGCGTTTCGGCGCGAATCCAACGATGTTTGAAGCCATCAGGGGCAGGTGGTGCATCTAGCATAGACGGGGGAGCCCAAGGCTTACGAAAAGCTTGTTTCTCCCGGGTTTGGTTAGCGCGAGAAGTCCGATTGATGGTCGAACCACCGGTTTGGTTGTCTTGTTCGCCCATCTTCTTACTCCTTCACGTATTTCGCATATTCTTCAAGCGGCACACCCAATTTTTTCGCTATCGCGACTTGGCTCGGGGTGAGTCGAACCTTTTTCCCACTGCGCCCAGAAACATTCCTTGAAGCACCAACAACCGTCTGAGCGGGTCGTCTGTTAGCACCGTTCCCGCCGTTTCCGAATTTATCGGCGATACGGCGATCAAGTTCATTATAGTAGTCATCGCTTTGCGGGTCAAATCCTTCGTCTTCGACGAGTTTTTTGTGTATCCCGAAAGCTGCATAGGTCATAGCTTCGTCTGAGCCAAACCATGCATTGCGAAGAGCCCATTGTTCTGCTTTAGGATCAGGCCTACGCGGTTGTTGGGCAGGCATAGGCTGACGAGCCTGATACTGTGCCGCTGCCGCCTGTTGCTGGCGATACCGATCCTGTTGCATCTTAGCTTGATTGGCGCGGTCTTGTTGAATTGCCAACCCAGTCAAAGCACGTTGCGCTTCTACTGTAGCCTTGCTGTCGCCCAGCTCAATTGCTCGGGCAAGCGCTGCTTCCGCCTGCTGAATTTGGGTGTTTACACGATTGGTGTATTCAGTGACGTAGTTTGTGTCCAAACTATTCATGCGCTGCTTGAGGCCTTGAGCCTCGTTCTGCACCGCTTGAGCATAGCGAATAGCTTCCTGCTCACGGCGCTCGGCCTCGCGCATTTTCTTGGTCAGACGATCAATGCGTTTTTGCGTTGACGTCTCGGCCTTCTGAAATTGGTCTTCGGAATCGTCGTTAAGACTATCGGAAACTTTACTTTCCGATACCTCTACTTCGGTATCCGTCTCGTTGTCGAAATCAAGCTCGACGTGGTCCTCTTTTGCTTGCGCCATTTTTTTATACCTTTACAAGTGATGAATGTCTTCGGGGTCCATAATGGTGGCCAGAATCTCATCATCGTTGAGAATCCTGACCTCTCCGCCGTCGATCTGAAAGCGTGATCCAGCATAGCGGGCAAACATTACCCACTGCTTTTCTTCACACCACGGACCGGAGGGGAACTTGTCAGTGTCCTTATATGCTAAAGGACCAACTTTTAGGACATAGCCCACCTGTGTAGAGATGTTGCTCTTTTCCTGCACCTCAGAAGGAAGGAAGATACCGCCAGCGGTCTTCGACCTGCCTTGGTAGGGGAGGATCAGAATACGCCATCCAGTAGGTGCGGGCATTCTTTCGAGAAGACTTCCTTCAATTTTGGAAGGGTCTAAGCGCGGTTTTTCGACGTAAGCGTCGGCAAGGTTTGGCTTAGTGGATTTAGCTGCTTCAGTCATATTGACGCTCCTGTTTATCTAGCAGGCTCTTGAGTTCCTGTTCCACGTGAGTAATGCACTCCAAGTTGCCCATCAGCTCACGATAGTGTTCCATTGACTTAACATTTCCATTGGTCATGTAGTCAACGCAACCTTGGCGACGTTCTCGGAGTATCCTGAACACCGCTTCGGTAAATTTTATTTCATCCATCCAGTCCTCGCATAAAATCGAACAATGTTCGATAGTATCCTAGCATATCTTATATCAAGTATGCTAGGATAAAAGAAGATTATGCGAGTTCAAAATGTGGGGCGTCGATAAACGGCCTTTTGCCCTCTGAGCGGCGCAAATCGACGTAAGCGTTCATCGCTTCTTCCATTGTGCCGTCCCAATCGCGGATGTCAGGAATGTGCCACGCGGCACCCCAGCGAATACCCACCCCAGCCGCTTGTGCGCCTTCTTTCATGGCGTCTGCGATTTCGTCGTATAAGCTCAACTCCCACGATCCGCGGGAGCCAACATAACACATGAGGTCCACGGCCTCGCCACCAATGTGTCGAGAGTTCATGGTCTTGCTTGCGCCCTTGGCCACCAGCTCGCGCTGCTCTTCAATAGTTCGCAGCCCGCATATAACGCCAAAGTCGTTTTTGGTGACCGTAATGGCATGTTTCACAACAGCGACAAGGCGTTCATCGACGCCTTCGAGCTTGTCCAAGCTGCGTTGGGATAGATTAAAGGTCATTTCGTGCCTCTTGAGTCGATGTCCGCTGATAGAACCTAGCCATTTTGTTCTACCTTCTCCCGTTTCCAAACTCGAATAGTGCCGTCTTCTTGTTTTTGTTGAATGGATTTGTAGCCTAAGCGACTGAGAGCAGTCCGCAGCGCATTAGATTGGCCTAGCAAAAGACCGCCAACGCTATCGCCAATGGCCATTTTTTCTGCGACCGCCGTCCAACCTTTGTATTTGGTAGTCGGCTCCGGTACGCCTTTATCAATCTTGACCTGCATCACGTTTCCCTTCGTTGTGATTTACCGCAACATGGCGCCACATTCTCTCTAGGGCAAGAATAAATTGACTAAGAGCGAAAAAATGTTACATTCAGCCCATGAGACCTATCCAAAAATGGTGCCGTGAAAACGGCGTTCCGATGTGCAGCCTCGCGGCGCGGGTTGGCATCGGGAACAGTCACTTGACGCATATCGACAAAGGCGAGAAGGGCTGCTCGCTGCTTCTGGCGTCCCGTATCGAAAAAGAAACGCGCTTCGGCGTCACGATGGCCGATCTGGTCAAGTTGCGGGAAGGGAAAGACGAATGACGCCAGACCAAAAAAAATTGATCGAACGGCTTTCGTCGTCTGGACCAAACGCCTGGATATCGACGCAACGCATCCGCGTGGACATAGAGCACAAAACGACCAAGCCATTTTACAACATCAGCCGCAAGCTGCGACGGCTTGAGGCGCGCGGTCTGGTACGTTGCGAAAAAAAGGATCGGTACAGAACCAAGGGTTTGTTTTGGCAACTGACGCGGAAAGGATGGTGGACGGTGAATAAGCTGAAACTGAAGGAAACCAGCAAATGAGCCAAAGCAAGTTGGGATAGATTAAAAGTCAGTTCGTGCCTCTTGAATTGTAAATCTCAGGTTCTCGTGGTCGGGGTAGTGAACAACCACCGGCCCTTCAGGGCAGGCGTAGTTGATCGTAGCCAAAAGCATTGCTTCTCCAAGAGCCACACGATCATAATGTCCTTCAGGTATGAAGACGTTGTACCCAAACTTATCCACGCGGCCACTTGCTGGGCCTGAAAACTTCGTAACATCCGGGGTAGCAGGGTGAACTACGAACTCGCTGTCTCTGATTTCTAACGTAAACCCAGTCACATCACAGTCGTCGCGGATTTTTTTTCGCGCAACAATGACACGAAATGGGCCGTTTACCGGCCCGTCCGTTATTTCGAAGTATTCAGGGGCCCAAACTAAGATATGATTATCAAACAGTCCAAGTTTGTCGGTGAGCGTGTAGCCCCCGCCAATCAGTGCAAACGTTGCCGTTACTACACCAATTCCCTTGGTGACTGTCTCTAAATCCATCTTACCTCGTAACGCCTTTTGTCTTCTCGAAAGTACGCAGTGAGCCAAGGCCTAAAAGTCCGCCCAGAACGGTCAGCAACGTACCCATGTCAAACTCCGGCAGGGCAGGCAGTTGTACGCCCGCCACCGCAATCGCAAAAAGCAACAGCGGCTGCAACACAAAATGGTATAGGAAAGCGATGCCGCAAACCCAGCCGATGAAGGGACGCCAACCACCCTTAAACACTGAGCCAGAAGCGGCTTCTGCTTGATTGACTGCAATTTGAGCCAGCGCAATCTCATGCGCTTGCTTTTCGGCCATCGTCGCAATTTCGTGTGCAAGCTTGGCCTTTTCGCTGGCGTCCGGGATGAACTTGTCTAGCAGACTAGTCACCGGACCAATTAGTGCTTGTAGCATAGGGTTCCTCCTAAGATTTCCCGCATTTTATCCTATGCCCAAAGCCGATGTTTGAAAAAATTATCTACAGGACATCCAAGCAGAAACCCCCATATACGCCCCTACAATGCCTGCCATTAAGCTGTAAACCGCCGTACATCAGAACACTCCTTCAAAGCGCTGCTTACGCGCGATGGGACTAAATCTCTTGATGGCTCCGCCCTTGGCCTTCTTCACCGCCTGCTTCTTTTTTGATTTACCCGCCTTAGAAAGCGCAATCGCCACAGCCTGCTTCTGAGGGTAGCCCTCATCCCGCAGCTTACTGATGTTGTTGCTTACAGTCTTCTGGCTTTTGCCTTTCTTCAGCGGCATATCAGCAACAGCCCATGTGCATCGTGCCTTTAGTAGCAGCGCCAGTACCACGGGTTTTTACCCGGCGGAACTTATCGCCTGCAATAGGGGCTTTCTTTTCTTTGCCGACCATTTCAGGCTTAGGCGGATTTTTCGGCGCAGAGCCGTTGATTTTTACTGGACGATTTTTCATCGGGGTGTCCCTTCATTGTTACGTTGTTTAAGCAGCTCGCGTTCCATCGCCGATTGAATACGAGCTTGCGTTTGCTTTTCCTGCGACGCCAAACGTTGCTGGAATTGGTTTGACCGCATCTGCATGGACTGCTGGTCCAACTGCACCTTTGCTTGGTCGATCTGGTTGTCGGCCTGATCGGACTGTGCCTTGAGCTGAAGCTCCTGCTCCTTGAGCTGCACAAGTGGGTCCGGGGCCCCCGCGCCAGATAGTTCGCCAGACATCTGCTTGACCTGTTGCATGCCTTCCGCAACAAGCTGTGCGGTAAGCTGCTCGATCTGCAACATTTGCTCGTCATCGGCAGGCTGGCCACCTTGCTGTTGCACTTGCTGCAAATATTGCACCGCGGCCTGTTCACGCGCAGCAATCTGGACGTGTTCCATAACATGCTTCTGCAACGAAATAGCCACCGGTGGCATCTGAGCAACCAGCGGAGATGTACCAAACGTCAAATGCGCCAAGATATGCGCCTGATGGTTCTGTCCTTCAAAGGCCTTCAACGGCAACATATCCAATGCGTTGATGTTTTCCTGCGCCGGATCAAGCGGTTCAGGAATTTCCGCAGGAATTGCCTTCATTAAACGATCTACATCGCTCACTCCCAAAGCCTCGTACATGTCACGGAATACTTCGTGCATGTTGTGTATCTCAGGGGCTTGGGCCGCGAGCTGTAGTTTTGTCTGCGCCAGCATAATGCGCTGCGCCTGACTAAAGATGTTTGGATTACTGACCGGAATAACATCCACGCGGTCATCAAAATCCTTTGCCATGATCTTCTGGTCGCCACCAGCAATCGAATACGGATATTCCTGCGGTAGATACTCAGACATCACGCGAGCAAGAATCTTAAACTCCTGACGCATCGCGTAGTGCAAGCGCTTGTGAACGGCACTCATGACCCGCGAGCCCTGCTCCATCATCGCAATGGTCGTGCCCACCGGAGCCTGTTGATTGCCGTCACCCACCTTGAGGTCCGTAATCGTGGCAAACCGTTGACCGGCCTGTACCACAAAGCCCAGCAAGTTAAACAACGTCTGGTCTGGGCCCTTAAACGGCAGCGGCATGAGGCTATCCCGTATAGCCCCACCCGGTGCGTCCACGTCTCGGAACTCACCGGGCTGCAACGGATCATCGTCATCCCGAATACGCAGTCCACGGGCCTTGAAACCCGCAGGGAGGTTGGACAACGTACCGGCGTCGATCAACTGTCGCAGTGCCGCCGTGGCGGTGCGTGACAGCCCGCCAATCGTATGGATGAGACCAAGCCCGTAGAAGCCGAAACCCGGAAGGAATTTGTAGTGCGTAAAATACGCGATTTTTTTCTTCAGATCGTCGTCTTCGCGGAAGTTTCTGCGAATCGACAGAACCTGACCGTTGTCCATCGACAAAGTCACAATGTACGGAATCCGAATGCCAGTAGGCTCGCCATCGGAATCCAAATCTTCGTAGCCCTCTAGGTCCAGATCAACGTGGCACTCAAGGATGGTGCAGTCATAATCAATCTGGCTAGGCTCAATACCTTCAATGCGGTCCAGCTTATCCTCAATCTCAGTCAAATCTTTCTGAGCAGGGATAACTTCAACGTCCAAATACAACCCGGCAAGCTGGCGCTTACGCAGATCGTTTAGTGACATTCTAACCACTTGCGTGATGTTGCAGCATGTTTCGAGGTCCGCGGTCTCGTAAGGAACCACCAAGTTCTCCGCAGGAACAAACTTGGATACCGCACGACCTAACGTCTCGTCATAATACGTTTTCTTGAACGTAGAACCGGCCAGAGGCAGATAAAACAGCATCTGGTCCATATCTGGCGTGTATTCCTCCATCACATTCGTGATGTAGTAATTCATGAATGTTTTTACGCGCTGCGCTTGAGCAACCTTTTCCCGCGATTCCGAACCCATGACAATAGTTCTAACGGGCCCCGAAGGAGGTAACAGCTCGTTAAATTGCGCTTGAAACTGAGTTGCAGCTTCCGCCAAAAGCGGGTGAGTGACGCCCGAAGCGCCTCTGAAAGGTTGCGTCCTTTCTTCATAAGTGAAGCCAAGAAGTTCGAGACCATTCGCATACGCATCCTCCCAGTCCTGACGACTTGCCTTGTTTGCGTCGTATTCACCCAGAAGTTCGCTGGCAATGCGCTGTAACTCGCGGTCAGGCATCTCTTCAGCTAAGTTTGCATAAAAATCTTCGTTCTGACCGCGCTGATCCTGCGGTTCAAAGTCAATCTCAACCCCACCGTCTTCGGTAGGCGTAATGCCAATCTCACCAACGCCTTCCGCGTCAATCATCGCCATTACATTGTTTTGCGAATCCGGAAGCTCAATTTCCATTTCCGCAGCCAAATCTTCCTCAGAGAGCTGTGACGGAACGTTCCTGTCTACTAAGCTGCTCTTAAATCCGTTCAGTCTTGGGTCTGCCATTCAACTCTCCCCGATACGATCACTAATAATTCCGATATGGGCGCGAAACACCCATAATCCGACGCGTCGTATCAAAATAACCCTGCTCATTGCGAGGGAAGTAAACATCGGGCCCCGTAGGAGGTGACATGAAGTTCCGTGGGGCGCGGGCCTGACCCGGAGCTGGCGTCATCTGCTCCTCTTTTGTACGGCCCATAATCTGATCCAATTGTTCAAAAACCTTCGCATCTACCATGCGTGTCAGGTCTTGAACGCTGGCGTTCATACCAGCTTGCGTGAATATCTGACGACCAACAGCGTTGTTGCGCTTATCCATCGCCACGTCACGCGCATTCTGTCCGCCAATCGGCCATGGCCCAAAACGATCCAAGAACTCGTTGAAATCACCAACCGTTTCCGCAGTTTCTGGACCATACTTCTTAGCCAATACCGCAGAACCAAGCATATGGGCCCGCGCGTCTTCTAACTCAGGATACGTTGGCAGGTCATGACGGGGACGAGCCATACGAATACTTTCCGGCTCGTTGCCGGTAGGAATGACCATCTGGCCTTGTACAGGATCAAAAACGCTGGGGTAGTCGTAACGCTCAATGAGCTGCTGCATAAAAGAAGGATCAGAACCATAAAGAGCCTCGGTCCGCGTACCGCCAATTCTGGCACTTTTCCGCAAACCCTCTGTAGGGTCTTCGCCTGTCAGATTATCCCATAAAAAAGAACCAAAGCCTTGTTCTTCTTGTTCTTCTTGTTCCGCATCCCGTTGCATTTCTTCGGGCATGTAGTTAAGATATGTCGGAGTAGCGCCGGGTGCGGTCTGGCCCATATCCATCGTCATAACTTCGCCGCCATCGGCGTAATAGCCGACGTCACCGAAGCCGCCTGACCCTAGATTGACCGCAGACCTATACATGTACGCGCCCTTCTGCTTTTAGTAATACATTCGCACTTTAACAGAGTTTTCCTCATCTTCCCAGTCATCAGTTGGCAACTGAACAAAATTTCCTTGGCGATAACGCATAAGTGCTTGCGTCATACTATCTACCAAGTCGTCATGTTCTCCATTAGGAAACGCCGCAACCTCCTCAATTAATTCATCCGCCCACATCTCGTCAGGATGCCAAACCATCCCAGCTTCAAACAATGGCGAGACGCTATGCACACGGCTGACTTTGTCATTACCACGGCTGGGCGTAAAATTCACTACCGGTATGCCCATATTCCGTAATTCGTGTGTCAGAGGCATCCCAGACGCCTTTGCTTCAACAATTACTGTATCAGGCTCCCAAAATCTGTACAGGTCTAATGCAACCTGCTTCAATTCCGGAAAATCCCACCGACCCTTCTTACTATCCAACAATATTAAATTGGGCCCCGAACCACCCTCGTTCGGATAAAATACACCCCACGTCGTAATCGCACTATAGTCAGACGTCTCTCGTTTCGAAAACGCCGTATCGTAACTCTGAATCACATACTCTAACTGCGGAACCTTTTCCCGCTCCCACTTGCGCCACCACTCGCGCTTGATAATCGCATTCTCTTCGCCCGTAGGATTTTGTTGATACTGCGCGTTCCACTTGCTCGGCGGAATAGATGCGCGGACCGCGGTCAAATCGTCAAGCGACCAAAATTCTGGCCAGCACGGAGTCCCATCTTCAAATATCGCAGGAAGTTCTATAACTTCCCATTGATCCGCTAACGGGTCTTTAGCCATAGCGCGAAGTAACTGACCCGTCATATCCTTCTCGGACCACCGGGTCTGAACCAAAACAATACTACCACCCGGCTGGAGACGTTGTCGGGGGCCCCCAGTGTACCAATCCCACGCATCGTCAAACCCAGAACTCGACATCGCCGTCTGCTCCGAGTGAGGATCGTCAATAATTACCAAGTCGCCACCACGACCCGCGAGGTTCGATCCAACACCAACGGCGTAGTACATCCCCCCAGAAGCAGTGTCCCAACGACCAGAAGCTTTACTATCAGCAGCCAATTTAACATCTGGAAAAATTACCTTGTATTCGTCGCTATCAATCAAGTTTTTTGTTTTACGACCAAAATTTACAGCCAATTCCGTCGTGTGGGTAGCCTGAATAATCTTCATCTTCGGATTACGGCCCATCATCCACGCGGGAAACAAGAACGACGCAAACTCCGACTTCGTATGACGAGGTGCCATGTTGATTATGACCCTCTTCAACTCACCACGGGCCACGCGTTCTAACTTTTCAGCGATGATTCTGTGATGACGGCCCGCGATGAAATCCGGCCAAACTGTTTTCACGAAAGTTAAAAAATCATTTCGGCACTTCTCGTTCTTTTCGAGCTGCGCTAACCGAAGTTCAAGCTTCAGTTTTTTCTCTTCTAACGCCGCATTTTGCGCTGCACTCATCGGGGCCACCGGCTAATTTCTGATACGCAGTTTTCGATGTTTCACGTGAAACATAGCACGTAATGTATGCGATTTTAACCGCAAATATATAACAGTTAAAGACGATACGAAATTCTGCGTAATTATTTGCGAGAAACATGGCCCTAGCCGCCGTACCAAAAGCCCGGGGCGCGGCCCGCGGTGCGCGCTAACTGCATCGCGGCGCCGGTCATCTGCCCCGATAGGCCGGGGCCCCTGCCCGTGCGCCAGGTGCCAGCGAGCCGGTGCGCCAGGTGACCCCGATCCGGCCACCGGCCAGCGGCCAGCGGCCCTATACGTTTGCCCCACGGCCCATGGGGCGCGGCGGGGCTGGATGCACTGTTTATCTACGGGCAAAGAAAAGGGCCGCCCAAAGGCGGCCCGGTTAGCGGGGGAAGGATAGGGGCGGGGGTTAGAACGTAAATCCAACCCACACCAGCGACCT